GAAGCGCCAATTCGATGATCTCGCTTTCGCGGATCAGATCATCGTCGGATTCGTGATAGCGTTTGCGAGCACTGGCCTGTCGGTCAGCCAGCGCGATCAGCTCATCCCTACTCGGTTCTGCTGCGGCGGTCATGCGGCATCTTCCTGCTCAGGCATTACAACATCGATGTCTGCCGGGATTTGCTTTACCATCACGAAGCCGTCTTTCCCCTTGAACTGGAAAAGGCCAAAATATGGGTCAAGCCATTCGCATTCGATGATGCCGCGAGGTCCAACCAGAACGAATGACTTGTTCCAATTCGGATCGATTGCGCGATCTTCCGCAATTTTCTGCGCTCTATAAATATCCATATCATGCTCTCCCTTCAGAACCGTTGATCTCACCCGAACACCCGCTTAACCACCATCCCACCCACACAGCCGAGAACCACAGCCGCAATCACGCTTTCCAACAGCCCGTAGTGATACGCGCCAAATAGAAGTGCTGCGGTTGCAACCGTCGCGTTGAATTGCCAGAGGCGGGTCATGTGCGAGTCTCGTATTTCTTGGCGTGCTGCTTGCAGTATTCTCCGCAAGGCCCATGGCCACGTTTGCGAGCGCATTGGGCTTGGATGGGCGTCCACGATCGGGAAACACTCTCCACGCATCGAGCCACGTCTTCGACGCTGCCCTGCGGGTTTCCGCCCCAAGTGCCATAGCGACGGAATCCAGTCTTGCCTTCGGGGGTCATGTACGCTCCCTCGTTGCGTGAACTACTGTTCCGTCGAACTTGCGCCAGGATCGGATAGTGCGAGGCTTCTTTTGACCTTGCGCCTTCAATCGTTTGCGGTAGACGCGAGATTTTTCCGAAACGTCTGATCTCGTCTTAACCGCGTGGCATGGCACGCAAAGCAATTGCAGATTGGACTCGCAGTGCCGTCCCCCATTGATGAGGGCAACAACGTGGTCGTATGTGGGTTGCAGGCTCCCGCGAATGGCGAGCGTACAAACAGCGCACTTCCCGCCGTACCTATCGAACGTGCGAACCTTGACGCGAGCGGGGATAGCTTGATCATCATTGGATGCAATCCATTCCTCAACGGTTCTCATGACACGCATTCCAGTTCGCGGAAGTGGACACTGCGCTCGGCGCCAAAGGCATAGATCAGCTCCAAAAGCTCGCTGATTTCTTCCTTCGTCATCTGCGAAGTTCTCATTCCGAGCGGAACGAAAGTACCGGCGTCGATGCCAGGAACCACTCGCGTCTTTCGGAGTGATGCAGTCAAAACGTCCTTCCAATCCTCGCTGCTCAGCTTCGTGCCGTACCAATCGACCTGCTTGCTGATCTGTTGCAGCAAACTCCACATAAGCGCGTTCTGGTCTGTCGATCTGCGCGGCGCACGAAATTCAACCGTCGTCCCGATCGGCACATTGCCTGCCCACGTCGCGATTTTGCGACGGTCAAGCTCTGAATCGATTTTGACGACGGCGCGAGACATCAGGCGGCTTCCTTCTCACCATATAGGCTATTCAACTGCGAAAGCTTGACGGCCAGTTCCAGGAGGAACGCGGCTACTTCGCCTTCAAGTTCTTTGATGCGCGCCGGGTCTCGCTCTACACGCTTCACAAACAGCCGCATGTTTTCGGGGAATGTAGGATTGTAGGAGACATAATCGCACCATGGCCGGCCGGTACAGGAGAGCTGCCACATTATTTGTGTGACATACTTCCCGGGCACGCTCTGCCCGATCAGCGTTTCAAGGTGCGCCGCTGGCTGGGGACACTTTATTTCCACCAGCCCGCCTGTAGAAACTAACCCATCCGGGCTCGCACCGGCGTTATTGATCGTCGGATGAATTACAAAGGACACCTCTTCGACGGTCACGCTTTCGTAAAACTCATACGCGCTACGCGCTTCTGGTTCGGTCTCAGTTCCGTTCGCCATGGCAGGGCTAGTATAGGAATCCGCCACGACGCCAGTTAGGCGTTCGCAAATTAGTTGCGCCAAGTAATTTGCGCGCATTGCCGACACACCAGTTTTGGTCTTGGCGACAATATCGGCAACGCGGGAAGCGGTTACGAGGCCGCAGCGCAAAGCCTTCCATGCGTCACTGCCCTGAACTATTTCCTCGGTCATTTCGCGGCCCTCTTCTTGTTGAGGGCGGAAACGGCGCGAGGGAAATCTTTGGTAGAGATATCGGCGAATCCGTCCACCTTGAAGTAGCGGCAGAACGCTTCTTTGTCGGCGCCGACTTCATCGGCTAACTCGATAAGCTGTTCCACCTGCTCAAGGCTGATGATCTCGGCGGCACCGGAGGCCTTCCCATCGTCGTCACTCGACACGGCGAGGCCAAGCGCTGCCTTCAATGTCATCCGCTGGAGATAAGTTGAGGTTGATCCGATCGCTTGAATGCTGTTCTTGTTGCCGCTTTCATCGCGGCCGGCGCAGAGCGTGTTTTCCTCGAAATGCCCGTCGCGATGTGATACGATGCACGTAACGGTCACAGGCTCATTCACCTGCGAAGTTGTGCGGTAGCGATAGGAGAGGCCATACCGCGCTAGGATCGGACTAACGACGCGGGCAATCTCGCCCAAGTCCTCATAGCGGTAGTTAGTGCGTCCCTTGGCAGACGTGAAATCGACTTCCCGGTTTTTGGTGATGTTCGGGATCTCGGCTTTGGCGGCGGCCATCGCATTGTCAAAAGCCTTGCGTGCAAGATTGGCCTCGTACCGCTCTTGCAAGCCCATCAGCTTTTCGATCATGGCGATATCGGCACCAGACGAAACAGCCCGGTTGAGCATGTCCATGGGGGTGACGGGGACGAGCGCGGTAGGTTCGTCCTGCGGGATGATCGAAACTTTCTTCATTGCATCAGACATCGGTGCGCTCCATTGTGATCCGTACAACCTCGACTTGAACGTCGTATTCGAGCTGCGCTTCAAGCGCGTCTAGCCGTTTCGCGTATTCCGCCATGCGCTCATTGGCTTGGATCGGGCAAGCGCCAGCGCGGCGCTCTGCGCTGTAGAAATTCGAGAGGGCCCGTTCGCGAGTGGGGACGATATAAAAGCCCATCACGCCTTCTCCATCATGGAGCGCATGAAATAGATTTCGTCTTCAATCGCTTGCTGGATTGCGGAAGCGAGCGTGTCTTTCGCGGCCTCGGTATTAAGGTCCGGATCGTCAGCCAAGAACGTGGCGGCCAGATCGTAGCATCTGGAATCATAGGTCTTTGCCATCACACGGCCTCCTGTTCGCCAACCATCTCAACGAGATCGGCAATCGCAGCTAACCGCGTGTGACCGTGGCCGCGGATCAGCCCATCATCGAGTTCATCGCGATAGGCGCCGAACTCGCCAGTCGGCAGCAGGCCGGTTATGACGGTGATGTCATTGGCGGGGAAAAAGTGGCGTCGGCGGTTGGTCATCTCGTCTTCCTGCCTGCTTGTCGGGGTTAAGCTGCGCGCGATTCGTGGTGTTGCAAAAATTCGGGCGTTGATTTCCCGCTTGCGTACTGACCAACGAGGCCGGTGCTTGAACTGACCTCAACGAAGAAGCCGCCCTTCGAAATTGCCGCCGCAAAATCCATTGCTTGGCGGTATGACGAGAACTTTGCTGTTTCCCCGTAAGGGCAGTGGACCGTGTATTTTACTCGCTTTGCCATTTGTTTTCTTCCTGCCTGCTTGTCGGGGGTTAGGAAATGCGCTTTGCAAAGCGCTCGATCATCCGGTCAATCGCGAGAGGAACATCCGGGCCGTTACTGACGACCTCGATATCGTGATCGCCGTCTTCATCAACGATTGTGAGCGATACTTCGCCTGTCGTGAGATGTTCGCATTCGAAGCCGTAGCCGCGCTGGATCAGATGCTCGGCAAGCGCGACAACCGGCGCCGGACGATCAATCGACACCTCGACCGGACGGCCAGTAGGGCGCATGAATTGAGTGAAATGGATTGTCGGCATTTGTTTTCGTCCTGCCTGCTTGTCGGGGGGTTAAGCTGCGAGGGCGCGCTTGCATGTCGCGCACGTCACATCATCGCCATTGCACTTGTAGGCAGCGTTGGCGGGCACATCGCGTTCGCAAAGGGTCCAGATCAGGCTAACGCCGGGGTGAACATCGGAGCCTTCGCAGGCGTGAACGAAGTCCTGTTTATCGCGCCAGTAGATCGGCTTATTATCGACGGTGCGGAATATTTGGTTCGGTCCTAACGCGTCCGTCATTCGTTCGTCCTGCCTGCTTGTCTGTTGAGGGGGGATCA